TGACGTTTTCGTTCCATACTTTAGGTAGTGAAACATTAGGATTGTCTTTGCGGAGTTGGCCTTGAGATTTAACCTCACCCGTTGATCGTACTCTGTATTCAGACATAGTTGATATTCCTATGCGATTGCGTAAAAGAAATAAGTGCTACCAGATTTGTTCATTGTGTAATCACTGTTATCTGTTGGTGCTGATGATGTGATGGTAAAGCCGCTGGCTAGTGGGTCTATGTAGTCTGTGTTAGTAATGTGAGCCGCTGTTCTATTTAAAGCTAGAAACGGATCGTTACCAGCTACGATGCCACGCGCAGAGTCCCATACCATCCAGAAACCAGCTTGATTTACACGTTTGATCAGTACAAACCTAGCGCCAGCACTAAAACCACAATCAATATTTTGAGCCGACCCTGTTCCTGCATAAGTTCCTAGCTTTGAGATGCCGTCTGCTGATGCAAATAAATAAGCTATGTAGTTGTAACCCGAACCGTTTATTTCATTACTGTTGCTAAGCCTAAACTGAGTGGCTGTAGGAAGGTTTGTCCAGAATTGATTTTGATTAGTTGTGTTGTACTCGTTACTATCATTAAGCTGTAATCGGCCTGTAGTTCCTCCCCCTGTGGTAAAGACATTCCAGTGTTCAGCGATATTTCTACCTTTAAACCAAACCATTTCAGGAACCACGCCTAAGTTATGGTTAAACCAAGTAGAACTTCCTGTTCCTTTGTAACAAACAACATCAGTAAAGCCCGGAGCGCGTCTCCACATCCATCCATAGTCATCAGCGTTAGTTGACCCGCCACCCTCTTTGAAGCCGGTACTGTAGTCATAGTCAGGGCTACCTTCTTCAACATCAGTAACCGGTGTATACATTTGTTTACCAGTAAGACGAGACGATAATTGAGTATATCCCGTCTCATCTACAGTATTTTGAAGGGCAAAATCAACAGGGAAGCCGCTAACATACTTGGGAGAAGTTGTTGTTGTATCATTGTCTTGCTTAAACAAATCAGTAGCCGCAAACTCTTCTGCTGGCTTGTGGGGTCTGCGGATGGCTACGTAGACAAATGTTGAATTAGCACTACCAGTAACACCGTTACCATTACCACCAAACCCAGTGCTATTTACATATTCAGAATCAGCACTAGATAAAGTTCCTTCTGCATTAGCACTATCAGGTCTTAAATATTTTCCACCCGCAGTGCCTTCTGCAAGAAAACCACGCATATTGTCTAAAAGATTCCACGAGCCTGAACCACTACTTCTTTTTATCAGCACCCATTGTGGTTCAAATCCAAGACTCTCATAAAAAACAGCATTACTATCCGTAGTAAAGCTCCCGCACTTAATAATGGCCTCGTCACTGCCTGTGCCAAACTCTTGTTCGTCGTGGGCAAATAAGTAAGCTACGTGTGACCCTCCATTTCTATTGTTTTCATTCTGCCCGCCTACTGTAAACACTGTTGAGGTTGGTGCGGTATTGTTCCAGCTGCCATCCCACGTAGTGGCGGCGGTGGTGTTGTCTAAATAAAGATTCTTAGTTCCGCCTAGAGATCTGTGATAAACAGGCCAATAGTTCGTGGTTCCTAATTCTTTAATAATTATTAGACCGGGAACAGAGCCTAGATTGTGTGCTATTTCTCTACCGTTTGTTGCGTTACCCGTATAGGTAACAATGTCAAAAAACTTTTCTTGCTTGCGGAATGTCCACGAGCATATGTCGTCACCGTTCCCGTTTTCTGACCCACCGTAGCCGGTGCCTGTTTCAAAGCCAGTATTACCAGCAGACCTAAAAGTTACCTGTTGCGCGCCTGTTGCACTTAATTGCACGCCTGTGGAATCAGAGAATATTACTTTGCCTGCACCTCTTTCAGTGTCATATAAGCAATTGTTATCACCACCCGATCTATTTTTAAACCAGACCAGACCGCCTTCGTCAGCAAGAGCAATCCCATTGTCTATGACTTGATTTACACCAGTACCTTCATACAAAAACGTAGAAAACAAATCGTCAACGTAGGTGGCTGAACCTTTAGCGCCAGAGGCCGCAAGTAGTTTTAGCGCAGAATTACTCATTAGGCCATCGCCTGCCCAGCAGTAAAGCCGTAATAAGTAGTACCGCCATCCCTAGTAAAAAACACAAACACATCTACACCGTCGTTTGTTGCGGTTAGGGTTGGGGCTGTAGCCGCCGCCCAATCAACACTTGAGGGCCATGTAATTACTCTGGCTGAACTACCTTGAATAATCTTTAAAACAAAAAATGAAGCCGTGTTGTTTGCACCGGAATTACTAAATGTATAGGTAACATTTTCAGTAAGGTCATGCTCGAACACATTACCAAGTCGCAAGTTAATTGTTGCAGCATTAGAGCTAGACGTTATTGTATTTACGTCATCTGTCGTTCCAGCATCAAAATTAACAACGCCATTAGCATCCGATGTAACAATAGCTGCTGCTTGTGTAAGACCTAAAACATTAGGAAACACTACTTCATAAGTTGCTGCTGCACTATGCGCTGGCCCCTTAACGGTTACACCGTGTGAATTGCTTTCACAATTAAATCTAACTGTGCCGGGATTAGTGTTCCCATAAAACTCTGTAAAACCTTCTCCATTAGGAAACAACTGTATGTTGCCATCAGTGTTAGTTGACTTAACGGCATTAGCATCTATCTGGATATTGTCGACATCTAAACTTCCAAGCGTGCCAACAGAGGTAATTTGAGTCTGTGCGGCATCAACATTTAAAGTGTTGGTGCTAAGGCTAATACCTGTTCCTGCTACTAAAGCGGTTTTAGATACTGCGATTGCGGCACTTGCATTAACATCAGCGTTGACTATGACGCCAGAACCAATAGCTGCTACGCCAGTATCTGCAATCGTAATGTCGCCAGATACAACGTTGTCAATCCACTTTGATGTGCCGGTGTCGTAAAACAAAAGAGCCGCATCAGCAGGAGAGGTAACGTTAGTATCAGCAAGACCNGCAAGCGTAGCNCCACCTAAGCCTGTTTGTGAGTCTACATAAGCCTTTACNGACTGCTGGCTAGGTATTCCNGTTGCAGAGTTACTNCTNAGATCATCTTCATCTACAAATGANTTGCCATCTAANATGTTNAGTTCTGCGGCAGTAGANGTAACNCCATCAAGAATGTTTAGCTCAGCCGCTGTAGCCGTGACAGCACCACCATTNACAGTAAACGTGCCAGAAGCAGATAACGTAGTAAATGATCCAGCCGCAGGCGTTGCTCCGCCAATAACGGCGTTGTCGACCGTACCACCATCTAAGTTGGCGGTCGTAATTGTTCCAAGGTTGCTGATGGTTGCACCGCTAAAGTTCACAGTGCCACTAGCAGTCAGGTTGGTAAATGTTCCTGCACCAGCAGATGAGCCACCAATCGTAGCGCCATCTACCGTACCGCCATTAATGTCGGCAGATGTAGCCACAAGGTTAGTAAACGTACCGGCGGCTGCTGAAGCAGCGCCTATTACAGTGCCATCAATGTTTCCACCGTTAATGTCAGCGGTCGGAATAGTAACTGTGCCAGTAAACGTAGGGCCTGCTGTATCAGACTTAGTAGCTACCGCTGTAGCAATAGCATCAAATTCTGTTTCAAACTCTGCACCGCGAATAACCTTATTGGTGTCACCACCGGCAAGCGTGTCTTTTGCGGCAAAGTCTGTGGTTTTGGTGTAATTAGCCATTGGTTATTCCTAGCAAGAGAAAAGGAAAGGGGGCCTTGCGACCCCCGATGCTCTATTAGGCAGATGGTACTGCCATAACAAAACCAGCTTCAGGACGATACACCTGAACACCGTAGAGGGTGTCAGCGGTGTACAGAGTAGATAAGTACTCTTGCTTGTACTGAGTCTGAGAGCGAACAGCTAACTGCTCTGCCATAACAACTGCTTCGTTGTGGAACAACAGCGCGGCACGAGTGTCGACGCTTGATGCAGTGTTATCGCCAGCAGCTTCGATAGTTCGGCAGTTAGCAGAAACGTAAACGTCTACGCCGTACAAGTTGCCGATCAAGCCGTTGTTGACAGTTCCACCAGACACAAAGTCAGATGACACGTAACGATCAATGCCCATAATCGCATTGCGCGTTGCAGGCGGNATAATCAGGTTACGATTTTCCATCGGTACATTGTTGTCATCCATCTTCTGGATCATGTCACGGAAAAACGCATCCGTGAACTCATCACCAGCTACTAGAGTGTCATCAGTGTACTGAGTGGTAGTGCCGTTATCATTAAAGAAACAACCAGTGTGCTGGTAGTCAGTAGCAGCAGGGCTAAATACAACAGCGCCACCGTCACCAAAACCAGTGCCAGACGCGTGCAGGTCAGTGTCAACCTGTACAGCCAGAGCATAACCAGCGTCTTGAGTGTAAAACTGACGCAGAGAAGATAAAGCCTGTACCTCTACGATGTCCTCAATCAAACGCGAGTATTCAAAGTGCCGGTTAATAGTAACCTGCAACTCTGACTCGGTGTTTGCAATGATAGTTACCGCAGTATCAGCCGCTTTAGCGTTGGCATCACCACGAGTAGGCTTAGGGATATGAATAACGTCACCCTTCTTGCCATTCATAGCGATACGCTTGACAAGGGGTGCCATCTTCAAGTTCTTTTGATATGCAGCAATAATTTCATCTGACCAAATTTCTGGTACAAAAGTTGCCGCTTCTGTTAGCGCAGTATTACCACCTGCACCGGGATAAGTTGCTGTAGCCATGATAAATCTCCTTTAGGGCTATTTAACTCGACCCTCCGCGTAAGCCCTCAGCAGTTCATCTGAAAGACTTTGGTAACGCTCTGGGTCATCTCGCATTAGTTTTACAATGTCAGCGCGACGATAAACCTTCTTCCTTGTCCCCTCTGCGGAACCGCGAGCATTACCTGTGTTGGCAGATTTAACACTATTCTTACGGGCCACCAGTTCTGCGTTAGCAGTCTGTTGAACAACATTGCTACGCTCTTTATAAAGCGAAAACAATTCGTCGGCAGCGTCATAATCATACGATCTATCAGCCTCTACAAATAATTTTGTCCTAACCTTTGAACCCTTAATCCACTCGGCAAACTTAGGGTCTTGCAGTATTGATTCCATTTCTGGATGTTTAGATTTCAACTGTGCAAGAGTGGCCTGTTGTTTGTACTGCTGAGTGTAAGCCTCCGCTTCTCTGATTTTAGGGTGGTTAGCAATACGGCTATCCACAGCTTTTTGAGGATCAACAAAGAAATCAACATCTTCGCTATCGTCTATTTGCTGTTGCTCAGGTGCTTCTTTGGCTGAGAGTTCTGTCTGGATATAGCTGTCAACCACTTGCCGTAGTTCACCAACTTCATTTCGCTGCTTGCCTGAAAACTTTTCAAGTTCTTGGTGCATCTGTATTAGTTCTTCAACAGACTTACCTTGATACTTGTTTGGTGTTTCATTGGCTTGAGGTTGTTCCTCTACAGGGGCCTCAACAGCTTCAGTAGCTGGCTCTTCCGGTAATGTGGTGTCCACCTCATCTGGACGCTCATCAATAATTGTCGCTCTTGACATCACTTAACTTGCCCCGCCTTCTTAAAGGTTATGGAGATAATCAAAGTTGACCAGCCTTTTGGCGAGCCACTCTGCCACGTCGCCCAGCTTCTTCATGCTCTCGTACCCACTTCGCGTGTCGACCGGGGAAATCCCCAGTAGACCCGTCCAGCATGCATTTAGTCGCTGAAACGATTTTTGTAGCTTCGGCGCCACAACCGCACCTACTGGTTGTAGTTGTGCCATCTACAAAATCTTCAAAAATATGTCCATTCGTGCAACGGAATTCAAATACCTTAATCATTAGAGCTTGTCAACTCTTCGTAGCTAGCGTTCGTCGACGTCTCTAGGTTGATTATAGACGCAAGAACATTTATCTGGCCCTTGCGATAATACATGTCATTAACATCCTTAAGGGCCT